GAATAAGTCCACCTACTCCAAACACACCTTCGTATTTACCTGATTCGACTACCGGGGCCTCAAAGTCAGGGTACTCATCCTTACGAACCAGTTCCCAACCTTCGCGCATCTTAGCGCTGACGTTTTTAGTATCGTCAAAACCACGGGTTTCAGCCCGGATCCAACGATGCTTAAAACCATCCGGTGCAGGTGGTGCATCTAACATAGACGGGGGAGCCCACGGCTTACGCCTTGCCGTCTTTTCCCTAGATTGATTTGCGCGAGAAGTACGTTTGATTTCGCCTTCAAACATTTCGTTTTGATTTTCAGCCATCTCAATTACTCCTTCACGTATTTCGCGTATTCTTCAAGCGGCACACCCAATTTCTTCGCTATCGCGACTTGGCTAGGGGTGAGTCTAACCTTTTTCCCACTACTGCGCCCAGATGTACTGCGGGATACGGAAGCAACCGTCTGAGCGGGCCGTTTGCTACCACCGTTTAGCTTATGCGGAAACTCTGTCTGCATACGCCTATCCAGTTCATTATAGTAGTCATTTGACTGCGGGTCAAATCCTTCGTCTTCAACGAGCTTTTTATGTATGCCAAAAGCAGCATATGTCATCGCCTCGTCTTCACCAAACCAAGTATTTCTTTGAGCCCACTGCTCTGCTTTAGGGTCCGGCCTACGGGGCTGCTGTTGAGGCATAGGCTGCCGCAGCGCCGCCTGTTGCTGCGCTTGCATCTGCTGAGCATAACGCGCCTGCTGCACCTTGGCCTGCTGAGCACGGTCGTTTTCAATAGCCAGACGGGTAATAGCCCGTTGAGCCTCAATAACGCCGTTTGTGTCGCCCATTTCAATAGCTTTAGCCAATTTTTCTTCGGCGGAAGCTATTTGTGACTCGACACGACTGCTGTACTCGTTGACGTAGTTGCTATCCAGCGCATCCATGCGCTGCTTTAGCTGATGGGCTTCAGCCTGCACGTTTTGAGCATACTTCAACGCTTCTTCGCGCTGGCGCTCTGCTTCGCGCATTTTCTTTGTCAGGCGGTCAATGCGCTTTTGGGTGGCATTCTCCGCTTTATCAAAATTATCTTCTTCTGACGCCTGCTGTTCAGCATCGTCATTAGCTACATCGACCTCAGTTTCCTGAGAGTCGTCCAGATCCAGTTCAATCTGTTCTTTTTCTTCTGCCATTTTTAACTCCTAGAAATGCAAAATGTCTTCAGGCTCGTTGATACGCGCCAAAATCTCGTCATCGTTTAAGATGCGAACCTCACCGCCATCAATCTTAAAGCGCGAACCAGCGTAACGGGCAAACATCACCCAATTACCCTGCTCACACCACGGACCAGACGGGAACTTCTCCGCGTCTTTGTAAGCCAGAGGCCCTACTTTGAGGACATAGCCAACCTGTGTGGATACTGTCTGCTCATGCACCACCGCATCCGGCAGATAAATACCGCCATCGGTCTTACCTTTTCCGCGATAGGGGAGAATAAGCAAACGCCAGCCCGTCGGGTCTGGCATCCTTTCTAGGAGAGAACCACCGATTTTTTCGGGGTCTAATGCTTTGTCAGTGACATCGGTGTAAGCTTCGGCGAGGTTTGCGACTCCCTCAGATACACCTTCCAAATCAAGTTTTTGCGCTTTAGTCATTGCTTCGCTCCTGTTTTTCTAGCAGGCCCTTGAGTTCCTGTTCCACGTGATCCAGAGATTTTAAATTTCCCATGAGCTCACGATACTGCTCTATGTTCTTGACGTTGTCATAAATCAACAAGTCTTGAACTGCCTTCCGCCGCTCTTTGATAATCCGAAAAGCAGCCTCGGCAAAATATATTTCATCCACTCGTATATCTCCGCGTTAAATCTGATATATTATTATACCATTTCCAGCGCAAAGTCACGTGTTTCTTTGTTTCTTTTTAACCATCCTTTGCCAAAAGTTCCGAATGTCTTTAGCGATTTGTAAAAAGCTTCACGGTCCGCGGATATTGACTTAATGATTTCAACAGGGTCCGCCGCTTCAACCGCTTCAAGGGTCATAGGGCCAATTGCCCCGTCCTGTGCCGCACCAACCGCCTTTTGTAAAGCTTTAGCTGCTCTCGACGGCCCGCTGTTCACGGCCCAATCAAATACACAAAAATCAACCCCAGACGGTAGTTTGTCCCCGCATATCTTGTCCCAATAACCTTTTTTGTAGATTACCCCTACGTGCTCATCGGGGATGTTTTTTAACTCAAGAACATCCTCTAAGGGTCGGCCAAGAAACTCGGAATACGTCTTGTGGGTTATCCCTTTGTTGGTTGCGCCGCCCGGGTCTTCCGGGTGATCAACAAAACCGCCTTCATGCTCTAGCACTTTTTCAAGACTTATAAAAAATCTGGCTTCCATATCAGCTCCGTTTGTAATATTTCGACACGGCGCGGTTACCGAACCAAAAAGAAATTATGGCAGCAAATAGACCTTGGGTTTCAGGACTCCACATAAGCTCTACCGCGTCTTTCCAATCGCCGCCAGACTCCATAACCTTGAGCATAATCACAACCTCAACCGTCACAAACATTAGGAAAAAGGCGTAAGTAATAACAGGCCTAACGCTACCCCGGAGAGCGTTAACAAATCCCCCAGCGTCAATGCTTCGATCATGCTCATATATACTTCTCGTTTCTTGAATGTCCGCCTGTTTGTCGAGCTCCTGCAATTTTAACGCAGATCGTTTTTCCATTAGCTCGGCTTCCATTTTCATCGTTTCGAGCTTTTGTTTGTGCTCCTGACCCGCTTTGAAGTAATTCAATATTTCGGGGAGAAAGCTCGTACCGAAACCCAGTAGACTTCCTAATAAACTCATCATTGGTTCTCTCCTGTAAACGAGCGTATAGAATATTTAACCTTGATTTGATGTCAAACACCTTTTGTTCAAGCGCGTCCATCAATAAATCTCCACCGACCCCTTTTTAATGTATTTAGGTATACAATATGCGGTTACTTTATCATCTGGGTTTAAATATTCAATATGATTGTAGTTTCCATACCTTCGGCTGATTTCTTTAGCAAAAAAATTACACCTGACAACACTTTCAAAATACATATCGTTGCTAATCAACCTGCGCTGATCTCCGTCTCCTAAATAAACCAACAGGAGAAAAACATGCATCATTCGCTTGCAGTAGTATCTTTGTTAACTGGAGTGGATTTACTGTTAACATATAAGCCAAACCATGCTGCACCCGCGCCAACAATCACGCTGACAAACCCCGCTTGCGCGTTATTTGGGTCGGGTAATGACATAAACCATTGACATGTTTGGTAAAAAACCACCATGTAGCTTAGTATTAAGAGCCTTGGAACAATTCGCCATGCGTCTAGTTGTTGTGGTGTAATCATTTTTCTCTCTTTCCCTTAACCTTTTAACTTAAACATCCAAACTAAAGTAGCTAAAATAGCCACCCCTATTATAACAGATGTTATAATAACCAGCCATTCCACAAACTTTTGGCGTCGTTCCCGTTGGCGATACAAGGTTTCTTGCCTTTGTTTTCGTATTTGGCCCTCCATTCGGATTAACTCATCCCAAGCCTTGGATCCCATTGCAAAACCCATCCATTGTTTTAGTTCAGCTCGTTGTGACTCTGCTTTCTTTTTTGCGGCATACGCCTCTAGCGCTTCTTGTTCAACGCTTTTTCCGCTAAACAATTTTTTAAAAATAGGGGGATTTTTAGCTTCTTTTTCAGCTTGATCAATGTCAGAAAGCGCACTCATCCATCGGCTTAAATCACCGACCATAGACTCAATGTCTCTTCCAACAGAAAAACCTTTCTTTATCGCCGAAAACGCCGATGAGGCGACGGCCATAGCAGTGGCTGGATCCATAGTACATTCCCGTAGTACACGTGTTAAGCCTTTCGTTTTTTCGTCTTCTTACCCGCTTTCGACAAAGCAATAGCAATAGCCTGCTTTGGCTTATAGCCTTCACCTCTCAATTTACTTATGTTCTTGCTGACAGCTTTTCTACTCGAGCCCGCAGTTAACGGCATTACGTGCTCCTTTGTTTAAGCATTTCACGCTCCATAGCCGACTGGATACGTGCCTGTGTCTGCCGCTCTTGCGCGGCCAACCTCTGCTGGAACTGATCAGCCCGCATCCGCTGACCCGCGGCCTCAAGATTGAGTTTGGCTTGGTCGTTCTGCGCATCGTTCTGTTCAGCCTGCGCCTTGATCTGAAGCTCCTGCTCTTTGAGTTGTACCAGCGGATCAGGGCCTTCACCCGACACCTGCTGGGACATCTGTTTGACCATCTGCATACCTTCAGCAATGAACTGGGCTGTAAGTCCTTCAATTTGCAGCATTTCTTCCTCTGTGGCCACTTCGCCGCCCGTGGCTTGACGGTTCTGAATAAACTGAACTGCCGCCCGCTCACGCGCTGCAATCTTAACGTGCTCCATAATGTGCTTCTGAAGCGCCATCGCCATTGCAGGCATACCAGCAACCATCGGAGTTGAACCAAACACCATGTGCGCCATGATGTGCGCCTGATGCTCCTGACCTTCAAACGCCTTCAAAGGTATCATGTCCATCGCGTCGATGTTTTCCTGTGCCGGATCTTTAGGTGTAGGCTCTTCGTCCGGAATACGCTTCATAATCCGGTCTACGTCTCTTACCCCCAAAGCGTCATACATGTCTCGATACACTTCATACATGTTGTGCATTTCTGGGGCCGCGCCTGCCAACTGCAACTTAGTCTGAGCCAAAGCAATACGCTGGGACTGGCTAAAGATGTTGGGGTCAGACACGGGAACGACATCAATCCGATCATCGAAATCAGAGGCCATCACCGAAGCGTCCGCACCTTCAACAGAATACGGATATTCCTGCGGTAAGCTCTCACTCATCACACGAGCAAGAATCTTAAACTCCTCTTTCATCGCATAGTGCAAGCGTTTATGCACCGCACTCATGACACGAGAGCCCTGCTCCAACATTGCGATAGTCGTTCCTACCGCAGCCTGCTGGTTACCGTCACCCACTTTCATGTCGGTGATGGTTGCAAACCGTTGACCGGCCTGAACAACAAAACCAAGCAGGTTAAACAAGGTCTGGTCGGGGCCTTTAAATGGCAGCGGCATCAGGCTGTCACGGATAGCCCCTCCGGGTGCGTCCACATCGCGGAACTCGCCGGGCTGAAGCGGGTCATCGTCATCACGGATACGCAATCCTCGGGCTTTAAAGCCCGCAGGGAGATTAGATAACGTACCTGCGTCGATTAACTGCCTCAGTGCCGCTGTGGCGGTCCGTGACAAACCGCCAATAGTGTGGATTAGCCCCAAACCATAGAAACCAAAGCCGGGAAGGAACTTATAATGCACAAAATACTGAATTTTCCGCTTCAATTCGTCATCTTCGCGGTAATTTCGACGTATAGACAAAATTTGGCCGTTATCTTGGCTGATTGTGACCACATATGGAACCTTAATACCCGTCGGTTCCCCGTCTTCGTCAAGGTCTTCATAGCCTTCAAGGTCTAAATCGACGTGACACTCCATAATAGTGCAGTCATAGTCTATTTGAGACGGGGAAAGGCCATCAATCCGGTCAATTTCGCTCTCAATACTACCTAGTTCTTCCTGTGCCGGTATCACAGGCATGTCCAAATAGAAGCCTGCAACCTGTTTTTTGCGCAAATCGTTCAAAGACATCCGAACAACCTGCGTAATATTAGGACAACTGTCCAAATCAGAGGTGTCATACGGGACAACAAGGTTTTCCGCAGGGATAAACTTACTTACTGCGCGGCCCATGGTCTCGTCATAGTAGACTTTCTTAAATGTACTACCCGCCAGTGGTAAATAAAACAGCATCTGGTCCATGTCAGGCGTGTAATCTTCCATCACGTTAGTGATGTAGTAGTTCATAAACTGCCTTACGCGCTGGGATTGAGCTTGTTTTTCCCTAGTTTCTGCCCCCAATATCGCAGTTCGCACTGGGCCTGCCGCAGGCAACAACTCATTGAACGCCTGTGCCTGAAATTGAGTAGCCGCTTCAGCCAGCAACGGGTGCGTAACTCCGGAGGCCCCCCGAAATGGTTGCGTCCGCTCCTCATATGTGAATCCAAGTAACTCCAAACCGTTGGCGTAAGCATCTTCCCAATCCTGTCTGCCAGACTTATTGGAATCAAACTCGGCCAATAACTCACCGGCAATGCGCGAAAGCTCCCGATCTGGCATCTCTTCCGCTAAGTTCGCATAAAAATCGTCGCTCCCCCCACGCTGATCCGACGGTTCAAAATCAACCGTAACACCACCGTCGTCTTCTGGAGATATCTCAATGTCCATGCCCTCAGCCATGCCCTCAAAAGACACGACGTTGTCCATGCTGCCCGGAATCTCTATTTCCATTTCCGCAGCTAAATCATCCTCATTAAGCTGCGATGGGACATTCTTGTCCATCATCCCAGCAATAGGTTCACGTGCCATGTGTTATCTCCTTCATGACTAACTTACCATAGACCGGTTCATATTCCTAGCAACAGATACTAAACCGTCCAAGCCCCGTGGGCCGCGGTTCATGTTCCGCGCTACGTCGGCCAAAGTTACTACGCCTCCGTTCTCGTAAAGAACTGCGCCGGGCCTAGGGCCGACTGTAGCGTCTTTAACATCCTGACGCGCCGCATCCACAAAAACTTCCGGATCCTGACCGCCCCGGCTTATAAAACCCTTTTTAGACTTCTCAAGGTTTTCCAAAGCAGAGGACAAGTCCCTACTGACTGCAATTCGAGAATTTACATTCGCCGGAAATAAAACAGCCGCATTAGCAAGAGCTTGGTCTACCAGCGCCCGCTTCTGACGAATCAGCGCGTTATACGCCTGCGCTTCTGGCATATCATTCACGTTGACTTCTATCGCCTGACGGGTATTCGGCCAAAGCGCAGCAATCTGCTCCGCCACCCGCCGACGGTACGCACCAACTTGCGAGTACGAATCCGCGTCGAGCTCTGTCTTGTTCGCACTAATCAAGGCGTTAACCACGCGCTCAACGTCCATGTTAAACGGCGCGTTTAACTCGGGCCCCACAATCAGGGCGTTGCGACCAAGTTCTGGATCCGGGCGCGTCTGATAAAACAACTTCCACGCCGGGAACTCACTCTCCAACCGCGCTTCTATCTTGTCAAGCTGCTCAACAAGCGCTTGTTCGGAAATCTTCATGCCACCAACCTCATACGTGCCGCCCTCACGAACCCTCCTGAGATTGTTCTGCGTAGAAAACGCAGATTGCATCAAAACCTGTAAATCATTAGACGGCTCCATGCGGAAAGTCCCGCGGTCCCCGCCCAACGACACATTGGCCCCCTTCAAGGTGTCTCCCATCGGAGTTACAATAGTGCGGTTAATCGCGTTGTCCGCCAGATTGTCATAGGCCGCTTGCAAATCGGCCAGAATTGAGACTTCTTTGTCCGAATTAAACGGGCTGGGGTTCAGGTCTGAACGCCGAAAATCAATTTTACTTAGTTGTTGAAGATAAGCTACCCCTTCCGGTCCGTATTGGAGTTCAAAGGCTTTCAGTTTCCCATCTAGCCCCATCAGGATGTCTCGAGCCTCAGTCGCAGCAACCGCCAACTCATTCTCAACATTGCGACGCAAAACAGGGGACTGCATCCTACCGTTTAACATTCCTAACAAGGTCATATGGTCTGTAAAAGCTGCTACGAACGGTGCAACGTCTAACACCCCTCCACCCTCAGGAATAAAGGGCGGCGGCTCGGGCATTCTATTCTGACGGGCCACCTTTAATATGTCGTAACTTTGCTGCTGATCGTTAATAAACCGCGTCAGATCCTGCTTTTCACGATCTGTCAGAGGCCGTACATCAGAACCCGCTCCTGACGCGCCGCCAAGGTGAATCTCGTCTTCATAAAACACACTGTTGGGCTTTAGCTGTACCTGCTTATTAGGGTCATACGCCTTTAAGGCGTATGCTGCCGGAGACAAATCCTCAATGTCGTCCAACACCAACTCGTCTACGGTAAACGACCCGTCCTCGCCTTCACGAACAGTGCGGCGCGGAGAAACAACCAAGATGTCGTCCAAGTCGGCCTCTGTGACGGGAGAGGTCTTGCCGCCGCCTTTGGTAAACCCGGAATACGACAAAAACGCATCCCTGCTGGTAGAAAAGCCCGGCCTCTTAACCTCGTCTGACGTAGCCGCCTTCTGGCCAAGGAGAACCTGACGCGCCCTGTTACTAAACCCGCTGTTCAAAATAACGTCTTTTAAGGTAAGTTTTTGACCGCCCAAATCAAATCCGCCCCTATAAAGCAGCATCTCCTCGGGGTTTACGCCGTCAGTCATGGAAAAATAACGCTCCGCGGCTTCTGGGTCGATCTCAAACAAATCATTCTTCTTAATGCCGTGAGCCAAGCCCCGTATGCCGCTCTTGCCAACCCGCAGGCGACGGTCAATATCCGTGGGCCCCGCACCAAGAAAGGTTCCGCTCTCTCCAGCTTTTACGGCCTGCTTAACGGCTATGTTTGATCCTACTGCCTGCGGGCCCGTAATGAGGAGAGGGTCATACCGGTACTCTTGGCCTGTCTCCGTATCATACGCAAAGTCATACCCCTGCATCATGGCTTCAGCACCATAAGCCTGTTGTTTATATATCTCTTCAGGCATGGAAGCTGCCGCTTGCGCCGCCCCAACAGGGTCAGAAAACAAAGAGGCTACGCCTTGAACAATAGGCATGTAGCTAAAACCAAACTCCGCGTCTTTGTATTCACCCGGAACAGGTATTCTAAGAACTGTGCCCGGCGGGCCGTCCATGGGAATATCTCGGCTAGATGCCGGGGTAACCACCTCCGAGCGATAGGGCGCAAACATATTTAAAAACTGTGCGCCAATACCCCGTTGCTCGGCGCCGGGTATGCCGTACACATAATCCGCCTTAGGAGCCGTGGGCCGCGGTGCGGGGGCATTTGCCGCTAAGAAATCGTCTTCGGGATTGCTAGCCAATTTTACGCCCCAATATCCGAGAAACTTGATCTAGTAAGTCAGGGCCTAGACCAGACATAACTTCGTTAGGCCCCTGCTGTATTCCAGCAAGTTTTAAAAGTTTTCCGCCAACCGCCGCGTCACGATCAGACAAAAGCGGTTTGTTAACAGGCATTACCGAAGCTATTCCGCCGTTTTCAAAACCTATTGGCTGGTCAACAACCTTGCCTTCCGGCGTGACAGTCACGCGCCGCGGCACGTAGACCCCTTCAGTTCCTTCCATGCTTTTTGGAAACAAGCCGCCTTGATGGGCCCGCATGTCTAAAGCCTCTTCTATAGGGATATCAAACATGGGTCGGGCTTGACCGGCATAGGGGTTAGCCCGTTCTGCCCGTTCACCCATTCCTTCGGTTGCACGAGTGTAATAACTTCTTTCATCCGCGCCTAGAGTAACTCGATACCCTTCTTCGTCTATAAACGGAACAGCGTTATCGCCTTCAAAACGATACGCTTCCCCTGTTTCGTCATACGAAGGTTTTGTGCGACGAAGCGTATCTAAACCTGCGGGGGCCCCGAACAGCATTTCATCCATGGACATGTCGCCAAAATCTTGGTAACCAGCCTGACCGAGGTTTACTACAGAATCCGCCATTAATAATACGCCCTAACCTGTATGTGTTTGTCCTCTTCATCCCAATCGTCACTGGGCAGTTGGACAAAGTTGCCTTGCCGGTATCGCATTAAAGCCTGTGTCATAC